TCGTCATTGTTGTTCAACAGCACCTGAGCGTTGTTGCCGCCGATACCGACGCCCACGCTCTGAGGACCGAAGAACATACCAATTGCGCTCTCATAAGTAGCGGCGGTACCACCGATGGTGGCACTCTGGCTCTGAGAAGGCATGTTGGTCGATTCGAAGAAGCGAACGCCTTCGAACACGAAACCGGTGGGCATAATCGGCTCACCAGCCACGAAAGTGGCTTGCCCAAAACCCTGACCCATGTACAGCGCAGCGTTGGGCTGCATTGCCGACATGAGGGGGTTGATCTGACCGTTGCCAGGGTAACGAGCCACTTCACGGAAGTCGCTGTTCTGACGCAGGTGCATCAGGAAGGTAGGATCGCAAACACAGCGATAGAAACCGTCCTGGTAGGTAGGAACGTTCCGCTTACGCATGGATTTCACCACGCGGAGCAGGTCGTCCTTAACGTCGAACTTAGCTTGTTCGGCGTTGCTGTAGGTCAGGGAACCAACAGCGAGGTCGCCAGGGTAGTAGTAACCACCTTGGGTGTCAGAAGACTGACCTTTAGAAACTGCTTTCAGGAGTTCATTGATGAACACCCGGTCACGCCAACGACGATAGTCGTCGAGCATGGTCAGCGAACCGATCGACTGGTGGAAAGCGGTAAGGTTACCGGTATCCAGCAGCAGACGCTGAGCGGTGATCAGGGTCTCGCGAGCAACCTTAAAGGTGCTGGGCTGAGTGGGATCACTCGGGTCAGCAGGACCGGTGTACTCGCGAAGAGTCACGAGCACTTTGTCCTTCACAACGTTGCGGCTGTTAGCAGTACCAATGGTCTGCTCAGCAGTACGCTCGCGTGACTCTTTGCTTCCCGGATTGCCCCAGAACCTGTAGCGGTCTAACTGCACAGTCTGGCCTGGCTGCTTGCTGAAGTCATGAACGACCACAGGCTCTGCTGCCATCTCTACAACGTACGCAGGATGCGGACGGTAAAGTTCGGCGCCGAGAAGCTTCGGGAAATCATTATCGACAAACACTGTCGATATCTCCAGAAACTACAAAACAAGTTTAACCATAAATAACGACTAAACTACGACAAAATGTCGCATTTTTAGCGTTAGGTTGATTTTTGATTGCTGCTATTAACAGACGAACTAAAGGTGCGCACCAGATTACGTACGCTTTCAGAACCCTGGTAGTAAATAGAGCCGTAATTCGACACGTAACGAGACGCACCGCCGCGATAAATGTATCTAAGAGTACTGGACATCAGGCCAGGCGCCGTGGATCTTACGGTCTCTGTGTACGTCTTGCAGTAAACAGGAGGGTTATACACCCACTCTGCACGATTAGACGTGCCCTGTGATCCCAGACTGTTCGTTAGAAGACCACCTTCGTAACGACCGTGAGTTACGCCGCCGCCAGTTTTACCTTGAGCAGCTGTATTTCCCTCAGGAGTGTTGTAAGGCGTGTAATTTTGATTGTCCGGAGCAGCACCGCCGAAGTAGGTGTACTTCCCAGCGTCCCGAACACCAAACTCCGGGCCAAGAGATGTCTGAACTTTAGCGTTAGCGATTGTTGTGACGCTTAACGGTCTGTAACCGTTGTAAACGCTTAAGACTCCGCTCGGATCGTAGTTATTTTCGGTGAAATCAGTCCAATAACCAGAGACGGCAGGGGGCACTGCTCGCCACGCGGTCGTTGAATACACCCCCGACGTCGCGGGACCGGGTGTAACGACCCCTAAATCCGCGCCAACGTCCAAAATCCCGGAACTAAGGACGATATAGCCCTCAGAAACAGGTCCGCTTTGGATTTGATGGGGTCCAGAGTCGTATTTGTAGTTGGAAAGGGGGATATAAGCCACTTATTTACACCAACTACACTAATTTTAACCTTTATTGAGGCTCAGAAGGCGAAATTTGATTATTTAAAGTCTGAATGTCGTTGCTGATCAGCTCCATGTCGCGCTCGTAAGCAGCTTTAAGGTCAGCAAGCTCTTTTTTAAGCGTTTCTACCTCAGTAGCGGGCGAAACACGTTTGCGGCGACCGATGGGATTAGCCATTTGAGCTCTTTTTCTTACGTTCAATATACTCGGAAGCTTTCTTCTTCGCCTTCACTCGCTCAGGAAGATCACCCTTCGTTTTTTCCTCGTATTCTTTCACCTTGTCCTTCGATATTTCACCACGCTCCTGCATTGCGTAGAATTTGCGCCTTTGGGCCTCTGATTTGAAGGGCACCGGTAGCTAAGCGGATACAGTAATAGTAACTAAATCCAAAGCAATAAAAAACCCCGCCGTTTCCGGCGAGGTCGTCCCCATCCTTATGAGTTTAGCTCAAGCGTTGTCCAGGAACAACAGCTTGGAGCGGAAAGCTTCGGGGCTCATCTGAGACAGATAGCGCCAAGCGTTCTCAGGGTTTTGGTTCATCACTTGACCAAAGCTCTCCCACTGAACATCAGCGTTAGCGGAAGGAGCGCCAGCGGTAGCGGAGGCGGGCACAGCAGGAACTTGATCGTACTGAGGACGATATTCCTGGGTGGGTTGTTGTTCGTCTACAGGATACACTTCAGTAAAGAAACGGTTGGTGTAATCGGCGAGGTGATCGGGATCGGTCAGGATGGTTTCCATGGCCATGCCCCGGTTAGCCACTTCTTCCAGAACTTGATGCTGCTGAATCAGAGCATCTTCCAGCGTGGTGGCGTACTGGTTGAGAATACCAGGAGCCTCGATGCCGAAGTGATTAACGACGGCGGTTGTTTCTTGACTTAGGCTTGGCGTTTGCTGCGCCGTAGAAGTCGGATAAGAAGTTTGGGTCGTAGACTCGTTGCTGTACGAGGTCGGCTGAGCCGTAGGGGCTTGGTAAGCCCACGGTTGGACCTGTGAAAGCTGACTGAGTTGTTGAATATCCGCCGCCGTCAGTTGGGGTTGTGCTGACGATGCTGTCTGGCTGGGGGACGGGGAGAGCCGGGACACTATACGGTCCAGGCTGCCCAGCGCTGCTTCCCACGGATTCGACGGGGAGGAGGCTGACGGATACTGGTTGGACTGGTTGTTGGTAGAAGGGGCCGTAGCCTGTTGTGCCTGCGACGGCACTTGGGGCATAACTGCCGAAGGTACCGCCTGGGTACTGGCTACCCATTGCGGGTAAGCGGTTGAGCCCTGGTCCACCGCCGGGGCCGCCGCCTGAGGGGCTGCTACCGCCGGGGATACCGGGCTCGGGATCGAAGCTGGGATCTGCTGGCTCATAGCTGCCCGAGTAAGTCAGTTCTTGCGCGAGATGGTCAAACGTCCTATAAAGTAAGGGCGTTAAGTTTAGCCGTGGATCAGCCGCTAAGGGCTGATTAGGAGCTAAAGGATGCGGGGCTTGTAGCATCTGGTTCAATAGTAGCAAGAATTGCTGCATTGCGCCCTGCGTTTGTTGAATCATTCGGAAAGGGAAGCCCTTCAACATCTCCGAACGTTCTAAATCGGTCTTATCGGGGAACAAATACTTCAGAGCTTCAACGCTATCAACGCCGAGCTCTTGTAAGTTACGAACCACGATTGACTTTTGGTTGATGTCGTAAGCAGTGTCCTCATAAACATCCCCTTGGAATCGGTATGTTATTTCCCGATCTCCATCCGGAGGTAGGCCGAAAACACCGCGTGGGACCTTGTTATCAGCTAAAGCAGCTTGAATAGCAAGGTCGACATTTTCTTCGTATTTAGCGAATTTGTTCTGGTACTTAACGAGGGCTTCTTCGGTTTGTTCTTTGGGTTCTTTAGGTGGGGTTAAACCCACAACGGAGATAAAACTTTCGCGGAAAATCTGCTCCTGATGATAAATAATCATCTCTAACAGACGGCAGAAACCGTATGTCAGAAAACTCTTATTTTTACGAAGAGCAGTTGCTTGAGCACGGCCCATGAGACCTTTAATCTCAGTAGCAGTGGCTCCGGCGCTGATTGATATTTCGTCAACGCCGCCCAAGGCAGTTCTGATTTCCTCGCGGAGTAGAAGAGCATACCGATTCATATCCCCGTTAACGGGGTCGGGGGTCATGTAGCCCACGCGGTCGGAGGGCTCCACGTTCGCAATAATTCGCGGAACGCGCAGACCACCAAGGCTGGACTGCGAGCCGAAAGGCTCAGATACACGAGTGGAGGGGGAATCAATCCCAGCAAAACCACTTTGACTGCTAATCGTCGGACGGAACGAACGATCTGCATCCGAAGCTTCGACCAGATCGCTACGGGGACGAGAGCTGATGAGCGTGGGATTCCCAAAGAACTCGATGTTCTTCGAGATGTTCTGCATCATCTGATCATGCAGAACAATTTGCTGCATAAAAGGCTCAAACTCACCCTCGCCCTCAGTTCCGCTGGCATTCGGTTTGTTGAGGACTTCAACAGCTGGAATAAAACCGAGTGTGTTATCTCGGCTATTTTTAGGTGTGATTAAAGAGCCCGGTTCGAGGTCAAAACTCAGCTCACTATTAGCTTCATACTCTGTAATCTTTTCGCTGGTAATCGAGATTCGTACATAACGTTTATTCTGGCCTTGAGTTTCCGCAGGCAGACCAATAGCACTGTTACGAATCTTATAACTATAGATAATGACGACTTCTTCGATTTCGCCGTTTACGTCGTGGTAAACGCGGTACTGGTTTTTGTTGAAAAAGTAAATTTGGTACTTAAGTTTTGGGTCAGGGCGAAAGTAAAAAAGCCCACAGCCGTCGATTAAAAAGTTACGGATAATCGCTGGAAAACGAATATCTAGTTTATTTAGTTGAATTAAATCGCTTAAAAATTTTGTACGTGCTTTATAAGTATCTTGCTCACAATAGAAAAACAGTCCTTTTTTAATCATAAGCAGCGTCATTTGCTGCAGATGACTAAGGACAACCATAGTCGCAGATTGTTTGCTGCGGTCCTGTGTTCTAGAAGCCTCTAGAATTTCATTAAACCGCTGCCGTACGCTCAGGTTGTCCGCAGACATCGAGGTTATCCCTTAAGATCAGCGAGCGTTTGCTTCGCGCTCTTTAGTACGCATCATACGAGCTTTCCGTGATTTACGGACAGCTTCGCGACGATTCTCATTACGGTCGGAACCACCTTCGTTACCGCTGCCATCGCCCTGATTACCGGCGAAAGGCTTTTTGATTTGCTCAGTCATAAAGTCAGCCATTAGGAAGCAAATAATTTTTGACTCTCTCTATTTTAAACAGTTCATCAGGCAAAAGCTCATGTGGATACGGCTCCAACACATGATCTTTGCGACCTAGAGGGTCAGTGCCTCCGGCTTCAGCCTTATAGACGTCAAGATAATCAAGCATATCTTGACTGTAAGCAGGAGCGTGTGCGTTAGGGATATCGTCGTAACAATGAGAGAACGATGTGAGTTTACGCTTCATGCGGGATGGATCTCCCATCCAAGAAAAATGCCACCCGGCGTCACAGTTGCCTACAACAACGTCATTAGGGTTACGGCGTATCTCCGATAAAGTCTGATCCAGATGCTCGTGGAGAACAACGGTACCGCACGTCCAGTTAGTAGGAGGTTTCGACACGTCACGATCTGGATCTACAACACGTAAGTCCGCCCTCCCGTAGAACATAGGCATAGACAGTCGGACACAACGAGAAGGATCTGCTTTAGCAAGATCAACAGCTTCTAAAAGTGCTTCGGGTTTAGGGATCTCGTCTACGTCGCTAAAGAAAAACGCAGAATCTGGAGGAGTCATCCTCATACCCACAGCGAGTGCGTCCCTCTGGGAGTACTCACGGACCCAGGGATTCGGAGCGATATCCGGCGGAGGCAGCTCAACATGAAGCACCTGAATTTTTTCCTCAGGCAATCCAAGTTTTCTAATTGTCTCTACGCAAGTAAATTCTTTTTTATCGCCTTTAAAAGTACGATCTGCGTCTGTAATGATAAAACCGTCTACAATATCTTTAAGCATATTGACGCGGAGCTCTAGGAGCTCCTTTTCGTCAAAATAGAGGAAACAGTCGAATAGCACTGCCAACTAAGAAGCTGACAGTATATTAACCCATACTCTGACCAGGAGCACCGTTGCCGGCGCGAACAGCAACCTGTTCCTGAACCCGGCGGTTAGCACGTGTTTTTTGCATTAGCTCCCGTTTCATATCCTCAGTAGGATCTCCCGTAGGGCTGAACTCATCCTCAAACACACCGTAAGGTGCGTTCATAGGGGGCACCGGGGAGTTATAAGCTTGATCTTCAAGCTGACTAGAGTATCCGTCAATTCGCATACCAGCTCTCTGAGCTTTTATCTGACGCTGCGAAGCTAATTCTTGAGCATTAAAAGCTCGGGTAAATAAGTCACCAGCTTCGAGAAACGGATCAGCCATTTTTTGAAGACTTTCTTCTAATGTACTCGGAAGCGCGACGACGTGCTTCGCGTGCTTTAGCTGTATTAGCAACCTGCGTATTTACAGGTTTATTGCCAGCCGTAGCGCGTTTCTTCTTTTCGTCCGTCTTACGACGTTCCTCAGGACTAAGTGATGCCCACGCTGCACGTGGTAGGTACCGCTCAGTCCGTCCTTTTTCGCGTGCAAGATCAGCCAAGGCCACCCATCATTGCTTTAGCTGCTGCCGCTCTAGCAAGCATTTCGTTCTTAAGAGGGTTAACTAAACCCTGAGCAATCGCATCGGACTTTGAAGAGCTTTTAATCGCTTTAATCAAATCGTCAGCGTCCCCTAGAACTCGTTCCCGAAAAGTTGAGCCTCCGGCTAGGTAGTTAATGAGGTCTTGAGTTTCCATAATCAGTCTTTTTTAGACTTTTCGTACTCTTCGCGTGTCTGCCAGTCTTCTTTAGACCAACGACTTAAACGGTTGCTAGAGGATTTTTTACCTGCGTAAGTACCGCCCGCTTCTTTATAGTACTTGGTCGCAAGCTGCATCGCTCGCGCAGAATGTCCGCCTAATTTCTTACGGGCTTTAGCTTTCGCTGCAGCCCACTTCTTAGGATCCCGTTTTTTAGCGATTTCAGCCATTAATATAAAACCATAACGTTTGTGACGTTTCCACTGATTAATGCTGTTGCAGATATAGGGCAAATAAAATCACCATTTAGATGATCATTTTGGCATACTTGTCCAGGTGCGTCAGAAAACTCTAAAGCTAAGGTTTTATTACTGCCTCCACCATTTTGAATAAAT